AGAATATGAAGACGCCATGATTCTTATTTCTGATAAGAAACTTGAGAAACAGCAAGAGTTACTCCCATTACTTGAGTCTATAAGAACAGAGGAAATTCCTCTGATTATTATCTGTAAAGATATGGCAGTGGACATCCTTAAGTGGATTATGTACCATAAAACTGTCAATGGTCTTAAAGTAGCAGTTTGTAAGGGCCCTGCTTGGGGCGATAGAAGGTTGGAACTTCTTGAAGATATTTCAATCTATACCGGGGGAAGAGTTTTTCGAGATACCGACAATAACATCACCAATGATATGTTAGGTCAGTGTAAGAAGGTCATTATGACCGATACCCACACTTCTCTTATTCAAGGTTATGGCGAGCCGGAGCTTATTTCCGAAAGATTAGACTACTTAAAGAGTTTAATTGAGCTAGAACATAACGCTAAGTCTGGCTACAAGACAGAGAAAATTCAAGAAAGGATTTCTAAATTAGGTGCTCAAGTAGCGGTTATACGCGTAGGTGGTGTTTCAGAATTCGAGGTTAATGAACTTAAAGATAGGGTTGAGGATGCTGTACAAGCAACCCGATGCGCTATTAAAGAGGGGATTTTACCCGGAGGAGGAATGGCCCTATACAAATCTTCTGAAGCAATTGAAATTCCTGAGAACATCTCTGAAGATACAAAGCTTGGGTATAAAATAGTTATAGAAGCGTGTAAAGCTCCAGCCCTTAAGATTGCAGCAAACTGCGGTAGGGCAATGCGTAAAGTTGACCATACAAATTATTTTTCTGGTGAGGATATGCGTACTGGTGTTGTTTATGACAACTTAATTAAGGCTGGTATTGTAGACCCATTTACTGTGGTTAAGTCTGCATTAAAAAATGCATGTTCTATTTCCGGACTTTTAATTACAACTGAGTGTGTAATCACAAACACTCCGGATAAAGAAGAAGAAGCGTATTTCAAACAATTTGACCATAATGAAGAGTTATTTGAGGATTAATGAACATACCTGAAGATTGGGATTTATTGTCACCCAAAAGACAAAACGGTGAAGATTTTGAAGCTTACCGTGAAAGATTAAAATTAATAAAATACTATGAACGTACCCTTAAACTGGGAATCGCATTCAGTCCTGACAAGGGCAGCAGTGATAATAGACGCACTGAGTCTTCACGACAGGACATCGAAAGTAACTAAGATACAACATGAAGATGGTGAATCTGAAGCAGTCCTTCCATTTGAAAACCCGACTATTACTGGTCAAATGCGAAAGGATTTAATCGAAACTTTAGTTACATTACTTACGGCACAAGAAGAATGATTTTTGACGTTATTAAAGGAGAACCTGTTATAAACCCGGAAGCTTTATTTATTCCGGGTTTTAAAGAGGTATGGCAGTCAGATAAGACTACAGATAAGGTAATTGCTACCCAAAAACTCCTGTATATTTATCACTCAAGAAACCCAAGAAGTTCTTATTCCCTACTTGGCCCGGATAGAGAGGCAGAGGTTATTAAGGACTTTTTGGCTCCTTTTGATATTACGGTTGACGAAGAGTTGACCAGAGCAGCAGAAAGATATTCTGACCCATTCTTAAAAGATGCTGGTGTAAGATTTTTAGAGGGTATTGAGGTTGCGGTAAATGAAATTACCAAGATGCTTAAAAACCCAGACACTTACAGCTCTTCCAGCAAGGTTAAATTTTCTGATATTAAGGATATAGTGGTTAAAGGAAGTGACCTGTTATCTTCTTACTACAAGTTAAGAAAACAAGTAGAAGAAGGTCTTCAAGAGGACGTTAAATATAGAGGGGGCGGGGAGCCTTCATTAGTGGAAGATTTTACTGAGAATGGTTAATTATAAGATAGCAAGAGTTGTAGAGGAGAGTGAGCTGATAGCTGCAGTTCCAAAAGGTGTACAGGTTTCTGACATTTCAAGACAGAACCCGGTTAAAAACCTTAATCGTCCTTTTTTATTCATAAAGGATGCTAGTGTTTTTACGCCGGCTGCTAATTTCTTTAAGGAAACCAGAGAGAAATTTAAAGTAGGAAAATATACAAACGCTATTAAAGGTACTACCCAGTACCGTCAATTCTGGAAAGAAGAGCATAGACGTTGCATAGAAGGGTATGAGCCGATTGTAGATGGGGAACCTTGTGGTATTTGGATTAGTGGAGTTCATTACTTTTATCTTAATTATTGCGTAATTGAGCGTCGCGTTAAAGACAAATTAACAGGAATAGAGGGTAAAAGGGATGACTTTCCTGATTTCTTGTTAATGGACTTGTATTATTTTTGGGAGCTTGACTTAAATGAAAACCCAGAAAAGTACGGAAAATCCCCAACTGATAAGAAGGGGATGATTGTAGCAAAGGCCCGACGTAAAGGATGGTCGTTTAAAAATGCTGCAGTGGTAGTCCACAAGTACACATTCTTCCCTAAATCATTCTGTGTAGTTGCCTCTTTCTTAAAGCCACAGGCCCAGAAAACCTTTTCAATGGCTTTATCTATGTCAAACCACTTAAATAAGTACACAGAGTTTGCACATAAAAGAGCAGTAGATAAGCAAGATGAGATAGTTTCTGGCAGAAAAACAAAAGTAAATGGCCAAGAAGTTGTAGTTGGATTTCAATCCTCTATTAAAGTAATGGCCTTTAAAGACTCGGAATTTAAGTCTGTAGGTAACTCGGCTACGGTGTTTTTATTTGAAGAGGCAGGTACTTTTGAAAACCTATTAGAAGTATATCAACTATCCGAGCCGTTATGGAAAGATGGTGAAATATCTACTGGAATTCCACTGATATTTGGTACTGGTGGTGACATGTCAAATGCCACAAAAGGATTTGCGGATATGTTCTATAATCCAGAGAGTTACGGTTTAGCCTCTTATAGAAACATATATGACATTAACACAGAAGGAATGTGTGGAATGTTCATAGATGAGATGTGGTATCGCCCATGTACAGAGGTCATCAATGGCGTTACTTACTATGGAGTAGATTCAAACGGAAATCCAACAAGATGGGCAGCCGAACTTAACCTAGACAAGGAGAGAGAAAGGAAGAAAAAGGGGAGGGAAAAAGCCAAGTATGTCACTACAATTACTCAGAAATGTAAGACTCCAGCCGAGGCTTTCATGGTTCCAGAGGGTAGTGTATTTCCACTGGCAGAACTCTATGATAGATTATCTAAGCTTAAAGCAGATGAAAATTACAAATCCATAGGTACTGCTGGCGAGTTAAGTTTTAGTGATTCAGATAAAGCTATCAATGGAGTTTTATTTACTCCGGACTTGGATAATAAATTAAGCCCTCTTTATGAGTACCCTTCAAAAGTCGGTACAATGCGAGATGGGGCTGTCATAATTTACGAAATTCCCATCATGATAGATGGTGAAGTTCCTAGTGATATGTATTATATCGGGCATGACCCGTACGCGATGAACACAGAAACTGGGGAGTCCCTTGGTTCCTCTTATGTTTTAATGTCTCCCAAATACTTCAAGTATGGTGGAGAAAAAATAGTAGCAGAGTATGTGGGTAGGCCGTATGGTGGAAATTCCATGACTATTTACAACACTAATCTGGAGAAGCTGTCTTTGTTTTATGGCGGCGCTAAGATTATGTATGAGGTATCTACTGGTCAAGGTGACGTATTAAACTACTTCACAAAAAGAAAAAAACTGGGTTTATTAGCATCTAAGCCAAAGTTGATGCTTTCAAATACGCCCAAAACAAAATCAACTTATGTATATGGATGTTCCCTTAATGACACAAACAAAGGGGACTTAGAGCAATATACCTACGACTGGTTACTTACAGAACGTGGGGAAACTGAAGATGGAAGAAAATTTACAAACATAGATTTAATCCCATCTAAGGCTCTTCTTGAGGAATTAATTATGTATCACCGTGACAGAAACTGTGACCGTGTGAGTTCCTTGTTTATGCTTATGATTATCATGGAAGAACGTGTAAATAAGCATGCTCCAAAAGAAGAGGAAAGGCCACCAAGTAAAATGGACTGGCTGAAAAATAACACTAGAATATTTCCGGGAAGGGGTAAAGTATCAGACACTCCTACCCTAATTGACCTTAATTCACTATTTAAAAGATGAAAATATACAATCAAAGAAAGTCTTACTCAGAGAAAGTTAAAAACGATTATGAGTGGGCAAAGAAACAAATAGACTCTCTTATAAGCTATGGTTATAGAGATACCAGTGCTTATAACAGAACAGATTCGTCTTACCTAACTCGTTATGAGGTGCTGCTTCGTTCTTATAGATTGTATAACAATAAAGTAGAACAAACAGATTTTGAACATGAGTTTAATCCGTTTGGTATTAATATTGGCCAAAAGAAAGACTTTGTGGCTCCTTACAACAAAGCCCACAACAAAATAAACATTTTAGTAGGTGAGTTAATGGGGCAGCCATTTCCTTATAGAGCTTACCTTGTATCCGAAGAAGGTGCTAGGGCTACTTTAGAAGTTAAGAATTCTTTACTTGATGAGTACGCTAAAGCACAGATGGAAAAACAGATTACCCTGAATTTCCTAAAGAATGTCCCAGACATGACAAATGAGAAGTTCACTACTTACTCAAACATGCTTGAAGAAAAGTACAAGGATGTAATGAATCCGGAACAAATAGAGGAGTTCATTACAAAAAAATATTTACAGCCTAGAGAAAAGAAGGCCAATAAAATTCTCGACAGGTTAATGTATGAACAGACTATTTTAGATAAAAAGACTGATTCTTTTAAGCACGGGCTGTTATCAGATGAAGAACATGCATGGGTAGGAGATATAAATGGAAGGTTACATATAAAGGTTTTAAATCCTTTAGGAGTATTTTACCACAAATCTCCGGACGTTAAATACATACAAAAAGGTGATTACGCTGGCTACAGAACAAGAATGTCAGTTCCGGATGTTTTGGATATTTATAAAAACTTATCTAAAAAGGACACCGATACTCTAACTAAAGACCCACAGTTTTCAGATTCTACACCGGGTAGGGAAATGACTTATGATTTTCCCCACACTTCTTTAGAATTTCTTGGGCACCCCGGCACTAATGCAGAAGGTCAGTATGGCTACTCAGCTTTACACGATGTAGATGTGTTTCATGTGGAATGGCGAAGCCAGAGAAAAGTAGGGTTTTTAACTTATCTGGATAAACAAAATAATGAGCAAACTACTATTGTAGATGAGTCTTTTAAGTTAGACAAATCCAACCCTAGTATTGTTTCCTTGGAGTGGGACTGGGTTCCTGAAGTTTGGGAAGGTACTAGAATTGGTAAAAACATATACGTAGATATTCGACCAGTCCCAAATCAAGAAGTAGATTTGGATAATCCTTACGAACAGGAACTTAGATACATGGGTATCATTTACAACAACATGAATGCTACTCCTGTTTCTGTTATGGAAAGAATGAGACCATTTCAATTACTGTATTTGATAGTAATGCATAAATGGAAAAAACTCATTAGCCGGGAAAAGGGTAACAAAATTCCAATTGACGTATCTATGCTTCCGGGCGATATAGATATGCAACAATGGCTTTATTACTTTGAAGAGTTGGACTATTATTTTTACAACTCTTTGGAAAATTCGGATGATGCTAGAACAGCCAATCGAGGCGCTGTGGATAGGACATTAGTTACTTCCAAGACCTCTGAAATAATTAACTACATTCAGATTTTAGACTATCTTGACAATCAAATTGGTGAGATTGTCGGTATAACTCCTTCAAGAGAAGGTCAAGCTAGCCCATACACTCCGGTTACAAATAACCAGCAGTCTATCCTCAATTCCAGTAATATCACACGTTACTTGTTCAATGCGCACCAGAAGCACTGGGAAAACGTCATTAACAGGGCGATAAACTGTGCGATAAAGTATGGAGAAGGCGCATTCCAAGGTTATAACGGCAAAACCCGTGAGACCTACTCATACACTAAGGAAGAGTTTTCAAACGACAAATACAACGTCTACTTCTCAGATTCTGCTAAAGAAAACCAAATCTACAATGAGATTAAGGGTCTTCTTCAAGCTGCTCTGCAGAATGACAAGGTTAAGTTTAGTGGAGCTATTAAAGCAATTAAGTCTTCCAGCGTATCTGAAATATCAGAAATTATTGAAATAGGAGAAGCACTTCAGGAAGAAATGGAAATGAGACAGGCTAAGATGGCTAACGATAGTGTTATGGCTGCTGCAGAAAAACAAGCAGAAACTGAAAGAGCCAAGTTGGAAGTTCAGGAAAGAAACAACATTAGAGATAACCAAACTAAGCTGACCATAGGAATGGCTACTGCTGTCGGAATGGATAAAGGGGAAGATACTGACGGAGATGGAACTCCTGACATAGCAGAACTTATGAAGATAGAAAGCTCGGCAATCCAAGCTAAAGAGAAGCTGGATTTAGAATATGCTAAGCTTGAAGATGCTAGAGAAGCCCGTAATCAGGCTTCAAAAGAGGCAGAGAAACAACGAAAATTTGAAGAAAAGCAAAACGATAAGGACAGGATTATTGAAAAAATGAAAGCGAGAAAAAAGCCGACAAGTAAATGACAGATGAAAGATTTAAGCAGATTTTAAAAGCTAAAGCTGAAGCGAGAAAACGTAAGCTAAAAGAGGTAAGGGCCAAAGAAAGAAGTAAAAGAAAAGAAGTTGAGAAGAATTACAAAGAAATTATAAAGCTGTTAGCTGCTTTTAGGGCATATGATTTTATCGTTTTAAAAGCCCAATCTGCTTATATAACTATCTATTCAACCGATTCTTATGAGAAAGTAAACCAAATTATAGGGGACATTGAATCACAATACACCCTAACCGGCGAATTAAAGTATCAAATGTTTAGATACTTAAAACATTACTAACGCTATAGTATGCCGCAAAAATAGCTAAATATTGAAAATTTATTTTTATTTTAAAGATTATTTATTAACTTTGTATGGAATTTGAATTAACAGATGACTTGGAATTTTTCCAAGATTTAGAAGACACAGCGGTTGAAACCGTTGAAGTAGAAGAAGAAAAAGTAGAAGTAGCGGGCGAAGAAGCTACTGAAACTATTGAAACAGGTACTGAAGAAACTGCAGTTGAGACTAACGAAACAGCAGCTTCAACAGAAGACGACTCCGCAATTTTTACTTCGGCATTTGATGTTTTTAAAGAAAAAGGCATCTTATCAGTACCGGAGGACTTTAAGTTTGAACCTACTGAAGAAGGTTTTACTAAGGCTTTAGAGGCTACCGCTGAAAAAATTAGGGAAGAAGTAATTGAGGCATTAAAGGCAGATTTGCCTGCTGAAGGTCTTGCCCTGATTAAATACATGAAAGACGGTGGTAAAGACATCGCTAAATTTAAAGAAGTGTATTCTGAACCAGACTACTCAACTTTTGAAGCAGCGGATGATGATACCAGAAAAGCAGTACTAAAGACTTATTATCAAAAAACAACCAAGTGGACTCCAGCCAAAATAGACAAGCACTTAGCGACTCTTGAAGTAAGTGGAGAACTTGAAGAAAGTTTTGATGAGGCTAAAACCGAATTAGTAGCTATTCAAGCCAAAGAAAAAGAAGACCTTCACAATGCAGCAATTAACGCTGAAAAAACTCGCAAAGATAACGAGCAGAAGGCAATAGACAGTTTATCAAAAGTTATTCAAGAAAAAACAGAAATTAATGGTTACCCTATCAATAAAACTGATGTGGCGACTGTTATTCCGTGTTTAATGAAACCCGTAAAAGTGGTGGATAGAATTACCACTTTATATAATCAAAAACACGCTGAGATTATGCGTTACCCAGAAAAAGCAGT